ACCAACAGGTAATTTAGAAGCAAAGATTATAAATTCTAGTAATACTGAAAAGGCAAGTTTTGGTACGTTAGATGTTGATGAAGACTTAACTACTTCATTTGTCCAAAAAACATTTACTTTCGTGTCAGCTACAACTAATAACATCATTGATGCAGATGATAGAATTTCACTTCATTACAGTGGTGGTAGCAGTGGTAATGCTGCTCGTGTAGAATTGTGTAGTAGTTGTGATATTGATTATACAAATGAGGGATATTACGTAAGCAGTTGGGCAGAACGAACAGGTAGCATGAGAATGACAGTTACATACGGTTCACCTGATAAAGCAACATTAGTCACAGCCACAGAACTTGTTGCTGATCAAGATGATGGTTGGGTTCACATAGATCAATCACCAAATCAAGAATATTTGTATGATAGTGGAAATCCGTCAGACACATGGAATTTTCTACATGATGGTTCAACATATTCAGTAAGCTTATGGGTTTATAGAAATGGAGCTCAGGGTGCAAATGAACCATGCTATCTTTCAACTGGTGGTGCAAGTGCTGATCAAGTTGGTGCTGATTTATATTCCGATAATACAAGTAATGGTACAGCATATTGGGTTATTTCAGATGGAACAGGCAGTGATACTAAACAGGTGACAGTTGGAAATATACCCAATACAACATGGACTAATATTATAATTACAAATGATGGAACTGATCTAAAAGCATATTTGAATGGTACATTATCCAATACAACATCATTATCAGGTTTTACACCAGCAACAACAGATTCAAATTACAAATTATTTGTTGGAAGAAACAATAGAGGTGGTACGGACATGGCTAATGTCAAATTCTCAATGGCAGGGTTTTGGGACACTCATGTTCTTAGTGCAGATGATATTACAAAATTATCAGGTGGTAGACGACCAAGAGCAGATGGTGTTGGTTTTGATTATTCATCATCTAACATTGTTCATCTATATCCATTTAATAACGCAGATGATTTACTTGGTGATGGAACAAGTCCTAATTTAGATCTATCAAACCATTATGGTAGGGCAACATATTCAACAAATCAATCCACAGCACCAACAACCAGTGCATCAATATCCGAATATTCAAGCAATCTTCCTGAAAATACACTCTTTGAAGAAACAGATACAAGATTATATTATTGGCAACAAGATGGTGTATGGCAACCAACAACACCACTAATATCTGATAATTTTGATTCTAGTCCTAATGGGTGGACATTTTCGGCTAGTAGCACAATAACAGGTGGTTATCTTAATGCAACAGGTGGTTCAAATAATTATAAGGCATTTACTATTGGCACAGATATAAAATGTGTTCTTGATCTTGATTGGTCGGTTGGTAATAGTCCTAATTCACCTTTCGTTATACTTAGTTCTGACAAAGATGATACTGGTTATGGAAACCCTGCTTCTGGTCATAAGAAAATACAAATGTTTTTTGCTAATGGTGATACAATGTATGTTCAATCAAGAAATAATAGTGGTTCAGGTAATGTGGAATCAACAGGCACAGTTGCTAGTGTTCCAACAGCAGACACAATAAAATATTATAGATTTAGATTAAATGCGACAGATAAACTTGTTGAGTTTATTCGTTATCCAACTGATGCTGATAGGAGAAATGGAACAAACGCAGAAGCAACAATAAGTGGATTAAACAATGATAATTGGAACACACCATTTTTATCAGGAACAGCAGATTTGGCATATATCAGTGTAGGTGGTTATAGTAGTGGTGCAAACAAACTATATGATATGAAACTTTGGTTAGGGGTGGACAGTATCTAATGGCAGTTAAATATCTAGCAGGTAATAGATTTATAGGAACAGCAGGAGAACGTCTTACTTCCACAACACATCAGGCAGGTGATGTAAATTCTAAAGATGATGACCAATTTGTACAAGCTAGTAACTGGGCAGGTAATATTTATGATCATGCAGATTATGCAGGAATAATAATAAAACAAGTAACAGCATGGATTAGATGGTTTGATGGAAATGAAGCAATAACTTGTTCAGCTTTCGCTGTGGATAGTAACGGACAACCAGACCTTTCTACACAACTATTCACAGCAGATGCAACAGTAACAGGTAGTGGAAATCCACAAGAAAGAACATGGTCATTTGCTAATAATACAACTGCAACACCAGCACATGGTAATAATGGATTTTTCCTAGCATTTAATTCGCCAAATTCTGACGACAATTCACCTAACGGAGTTTATAGAACAGAGGGTTACACAGCATCAGCAATTACTCATCTTCATGGTGCAAAGAAATATTCTGGCTCATGGACTGATGAAACCACAAATCAATATATTATTCATCTAACATATAATGCTAACGCCTTACCAAATATTCCTTCTGGATCAATCTTCGAGGAATCTGATACAGGAAAACACTATATGTTCGATGGTACGGATACATGGAATGAGGTGGCTTAATCTGTGGTTAGAAAAGATCCGACATTTCAGAAGACAATATTCCAAAACAACCTCTTTAATGTAAACTCAGAAAACTCAGCAAGAAGAAAGATATTTCAAAGAAACGTATTTCAGAATGATGCGTTTAGTATTGAATTTGTATTTCCACCAGTGTTTGATTCAAAATCTGTATTTCAACAGAATGTTTTTCAGGGCTCTTGGAAGATATCTGACACTACAGCAGATAATGTTGGTATAACGGAATCAACACCAAACACAGTAATGGGTAGGGTAAGGACAGTAGCAACAGAGATAATCAATATAGCAGAAGCAAATATATTCTCAAGGGGTAAGTATAGATTCATCGGTGAGAATGTAGCATCATCAGAAAGTATAGGAAGGGCAAGAGATGTCGCAAGATCAATAGCAGAGAGTATAGCAGTATCACACTTTGACGGTAGAATAAGAGACTTGGCTAGGACACTAGCTGAGAGTATGGGAATAACAGAAGTGATATCAAATGGTAGAGTATTGGCTAGAACCTTGTCTGCCAGTATAGGAATGGTTGAAAACCAAATGCAGAGACTTGCAAAATATCATACATTATCTGCAAGTGTAGGTATAGTAGAAGCCAATGATAGGGTAAGAGGACTTGTGAGAACACTCACACATGATATAGCAATGGCAGAAACATTATCAAGAATATTAAATAAAGCACATTCGGTTGCTGAAACTGTAAACATAAAGATTGGAGATACATTCCAGTCTAATATATTCCAGAATAATGTATTCCAGACATTAAGTGAGGTAATAAAGGTATCTGGTAAACTTAGAGCATTAGGAGAGACTGTTAATATGACAGAAAGTAATGATAGGGTAAGGGCAGTAATTAGAATATTGTCTAATTCTATAGGTATAACAGAAGTCAATGACAGATTTAGAGCATTAGTAAGAACACTTGCACACACCATAGGTATGACTGAAACAAACTATAGGTCAAGGACATTGGCAAGAATATTAGCAGCCACAGTAGGATTAACTGAAACCAATTACAGGTCAAGAACTCTTGCAAGAGCACTAGCAGAAAGTGTTGTTGTATCACACTTCACTGGAAATATAAGGGATGTAGTGAGAAGTCTATTAGAAACAATAAACATAACAGAGTTAAACCCACACCTAAGATTAAGAATAAGAATACTTTCAGAGACAACAAGTTTGGCAGAGGTTATAGGAAGATCAAGAACACTTGTAAGAATGCTAAGTGAATCATTGGGTATTGCAGAAACAAATATAAGATTTAGAGCATTGGCTAGAACAGTAGCTACTGAGATAGTTAATATGGCAGAAGTAGCACAAAACTTGAGAGGTAGGTTGAAGGCTATATCAGAATCAGCAGGAGTTACTGAAAGCTTAACACGCACATTAGGCAGAATAAGGGTAATATTAGAAACAACAGGAATTACTGAGATAATACCACATCTAAGGGCACGAATAAGAATATTAGCTGAAACATTAAGTGTTTCAGAAACCAATTATAGAGTGAGAGGATTAATTAGATATATATCTGAGGTTATCAGTATAACCTTTACGATAAATAGTGTGATGGGTCAAGTAAGAATTATAGATGAATCTGTTGCAGTAGTTCATTTCACAGGAAGGTTACTTAGAGAAGGATTTGTAAGAATAAGAAAGATAGGAAGGTTGTTTAGTAGAGGACAGGGTAGTAGATTATATAGACGAGGTAAATCTACCAAAACTTATAAACGTGGGCAGTCAAGTAAAGGTGCAGATCGATAATGTCAATGGTAAGAGGTAGAGCAATAGAATATAGAGTAAAGGCTGGTAGTAGAGCTACACTAGAAATGACTATAAATGATTCTACAGGGGCTGCTAAATCCTTAACAGATAATGTTACATATGCTACAGGAACATGGAAAGTGTGGAAACCAGACGGTACACTTATAATTAATGGTGCAATAACATATGATAATAGAGCTAACGGTCTGGTAATATACGCATTAACTGCCAACGATACTGTTATAGCCAATGCAGGAAACTGGGAAGGGGAGATAGAACTTTATAATTCAAGTGGTATTCTAGTTGAGCAAACACAAACTTTTAGTTTCATAATAGAGGAGAGCTACTAATGGGTAAAATAATTCAAACAACAGGTGGAGTTTGTGAGTTATGTGGTCATCATCAATCAAATCACTATCATAATGATGGTTGTGACCTATGTGATTGTAAAAGCCGTGGCAGAAGAGTAATCACGTAACATTTATATTAGGGATCAATCCTTAACAATACATGATTACACTGGATAAAGTAAAAAATAAGGTATATTTTGCCTTTAGAAAGTCACAGATGAAGGCAATGGAGACTGAAAGATTGGGTGTAATTCATGTCTCAGATTTGATCAAACCATGTTCAAGAAATGTCATGTATAGTAAGTTCAGCAAGCACCCAACAAGTGCAAACGATATAAGAAGTCTATTCTATGGTCAGATAATTCATCAGGCTACAATATTAAATGATGATAAAAAATATAATGAGATGTTTTTAGGTTATGATTATGTGAGGGATGAGCCTGTAAGTCTTGAGGAAGCACAGGCATTAAAGCCTGACGATCCACGACATTTAGATATAATATATGGTTCAATAGATGACTTGATTAAGGTAGATGATGAGTGGATTATATGTGATAAGAAAACAACAGGAAGTATTGACTACTTTTCGAAATATAATTCAAAACCTAGTGATAGTCATAGAGACCAGATTAACAGATATAGGGTTCTACTTGATAAGTGTTATAACATAAATGCGAAATTCGGAGCTGTGGTATACATATCTAATAATGTACCAAAAGATAAGATTGACAAACCGTCAGTTTTACCCTTTAAATTAGACCAAATAGAGAAAACTTTACAAGATATGGTTGAAAAAGCTAAGATTATTAAGGAATCATATACACAGAAGATACTACCAGAGAGGACATTTTGTTATATGTGTGATAATTTTTGTCCGTATGCCACTAAATGCTTTACAGATGAGAGTGATAAAATTGAGACATGAAGACAAGGTAAGGGATGTTGTTCTTTTCATGCATGAAGCATTAATACATGAACCTATAGATCCTGTAGAATATGGTGTTCCTCCCAAATGGATTAATATTAATGATGATGAAATACGTGGAATGATTCGTGCCCTTCGTTGGGTTCTGGATGATTCAGATGAAAATTTACTTTAACGCTAACAACAAGGCTCATCTTGAGACTCTTAAGGCTTGTGGGGCTAAAAACGTCCTTTTAGCATACAAGTATTCATATGCTAATATTAAGAAGTTTTACGGTAATTTTGATTCAATAATGGTTGTAGCTGGGGTAGGTGTAAATCCAGATAAATATCATAGTTGGTTAAAAGATAAGAAAGAATATTATAATTATGCTACACAGTTTGATGTATATTATGATATGGAAAAGACAATAAAACATTGGGAAAAAGAAAAAGAGGAGGGAATAGATTGGACACTACCTGTATTACAGGAAAACTATCTGCAACATATAAGTAGAATTAGACCAAAGTCAGGTTCATATGTTTGTCTTGGGGAGATAAAAGGTAAGTTTGAGACAGAAGACCAGATGAGAAAACTACCTGCAAACTTAAAGTTTCACGGTCTGGCAAAAGGCAAGTTTGTCCAAGATAGAAAATTTCATAGTATAGATACTAGTGGTTGGGTTTCTGCTGCTATGAGTAAAAAGACAGAGATATGGAGTGGTAACAGTACATACTCCATGTATTTTGGTCAAAAGGGCAGGGGTATGACACCAATGTTAAGGCATTCATGTGAGGTTTACAGAGATAATATGGATAAATTAGGTATAAATATAGAAGATGTTATCAATGCAGATTACTACACATTGCTTAAAATACCACTTGCATTACTATTTATGCCCATGTGTAAAGCTTTAAATATGTATGACGAAAACTTTAATAATTGATTTGATAATTGGTATTCATGACTAAGGATGATTTGTTCAAGATAGAGCCTATTGAGGGTAATATTACTATCGATAAGAGAAAGACTGTATCTCCATTTAACTCGGTTAAACACCTAAAGACAGCAAACATACCAGCACTATGTGATCAATGTGTATATAGGTCTATTGATGATGGTGGGAATGGAAAGTGCCCAAAGTATGAAAAGGGTGCAGTGTGTGCTATCAGGGAGGACTTTGTTAAATTCATCAATGATTTGGATACAAGAAACCCAGAAGACTTGAAGGCTATGATAGATATGATAGCAAAACTATCATTTGAAAATGTTCTTATGGCTTTGACACAGGCTAAAATGGATGGAAATATACCAGATAGAAATACAAAATCAGAAATCAATACATTATTACAGATAGTGAAATCATTAAATGATCTAAATAATAAGATAGTAGTAACAGAAAGAACAGAGTTTGACAAGACAGGAGACATATCGAATATCTTCAGGCAGATAAAAGCAAGGAAGAGTGGTGAGTAATGGAAGACGGATTATTCTTATGGTTCCTCTGTGGTTGTTATCTGTTAGGTGGATTAACCATTGGCTGGTTTGGTGGAATCTGGTGGAGAGATAGGAAAGGAAAGAAAACAGGAACAGGTAGATGGGATTACAGAAAAAGAAAGGATTATGGTGACCAGTTTAGTTGACACCAGCATATGATATAAGGCATTGTATATACTGTGGTAAAGAATTTTGTTGCACAGATGAAGTATTATCACATATCAAATCTAAACATATGGTGATTGGTAGTGGCTGACACTGAGTTTATAAATGGGCATTGCACCAAATGTGGTTGCTATTGGGGAGTATCTGATGAGGTTTCAGAAGCTGTTGGTTGTGAGTGTGATTGCCATGACTGATAATATAACATTAAGATTTAACAGGTATATGAGAGAATTGGCATTAATTGAAAAGAAAAGAGAAAGAAAATTAAGACAGATAGAAGAACTAAGAGGTAAGTTAAAACTTGGGTAAAAAAGGATATTGCTGTTTCAGATGTGGTCATTGCGAGTCAGAAGATGTTGGTAGTTGTGGGTGTAAGTGTCATGGCTAGACCAGATAAACAAGTACTAGAGGAAAGGCAGAACTTCGTACAAACTATAGCAGATTGTGCTGCAAACCCAAGCCTATTCAGTAAGGTATTTCTTGACCATGAATTGTTTGAGTATAATAGAAAATATGTAGACTGTAACGAAAGATTCATTGTATACAGGTCTGGTAGACAGGTTGGTAAAACAATGTCTACTGCTGTCAAGGCAATACATTTTGCATTCTTCGCACCAGTAATGTTGAAGACAGTAAACAAGGAATGTACTATTGTGATAGCAGCACCTACACAAAATCAGGCAACAATCATGTTCGATAGAATTAGAAGTCTTGTTATAAATAATAAGTTCCTGAAGGGATATATAGTGAGAAATACACAGTCAGAATTATGGGTTAAGTTTCTAGATAATAACGGTATAAGTAAGATAATCACTAGGGCTACAGGAGAAACAGGTGTATCTCTTAGGGGTTATTCTCCTCACGTAATTATAGCTGACGAATGTTCCTTTATTAAGACAAACATATTAAAAGCATTCTTACCATCTGGTATGGCTACACAGGCAAGAGTATGGTTAACATCAACACCGTTTAGTAAATCAGGTTATTTTTATGAAGCTTGTGTTGGATCAAGACCTGCAAACCCTGAGGGTATGTGGTTAGAATTTCATGTGAAGTCAACCCAAAACCCATTGGTTCAGGAAGATCCAGCATTCCTAGAAGAAATTAAAAAACTGACAAAGGATGAATATGTACAGGAGGTGGAGGGAGAATTTCTTGATGTGGGTGATGCACTTATACCAAACTCACTACTTACAGATTCTATATCCGATGCAAGACCTAGTGGAAAAGCAAGATATTATCTAGGGGTTGATGTGGCTCGAACTGGAAGAGATGAAACTGTATATACTGTGATAGCAGTTGATGAAAATGACATCGTTTATGTGGAACATACAGAAGCAGAAGCACAATCAAACATAGTAGACATAGCTGGTAGAGTAGGAGATATAGTTAGAGATTATCGTATTGAAACGGTATATGTAGACGAAACAGGATTGGGTGGTGGTCTAGTAGATTTGGTAAAAGAACAGGGTTCACCTGTAAGAGGAGTTGTATTTACCATGCAGGAAAAGGCAGTAATGTATAGAACACTACGTTTATTATTTGAAAATCATAGAGTAAAAATCAAAGACATTAACAAACTAATATACCAACTATCCTATATAAGAAGAGAATATACCGAAACAGGTATAATGAAGATTAAATCAGATGAACATGACGACTATCCAGATAGCCTAGCATTAGCTTGTAAGGCTGTAGCAGGTGGAGATGGTGCCTATGTTATAGAATTAGGTAAGAATTTAAAGAAAGTGTTGTTTGGCGATTAACTTATATATCATCTATTTATACATAGCATATGCCGAAATCAGATGATAAAGGGGAGCCTGTAAAGACAGTTACTATAGGTGGAAAGAAAGTAGAAGTACCGATTATATTTGTATTACCAGAGGAAGCTGGAGAAAAGGAAATAGAGAGATATCAACATCCAAAGGTTCATATAGAAAGTAAGAAAGTTGCACCATTATTAGCAGGTGGAGCTGGAATAGCTGGTGGAGTTGCTTCTGCTGGTAAGAAAATAGGTGAGGGTATTAAAGATACTGTTGAACAAGCACCACAAGCACTTGGAGAGGGTGCTAAACTATCAGAGACATTATCTGCTGAAAGTGAGGAAAAACCATTAGATAAATTAACACATGGTAAACTAGAAGAGGTAGAAAAATTACCATTCGCAGTACCAAAGGAAGAATCAGAAGCAATGATATCAGGAAAGGTACGTCCAAGTTGGGAAGATTCTACTAGACATGAAAGAGATTTTCAACCAAGAAATGAAGACAGCCCATTAGCAGATTTAGATAAAATGTTTAACTATTCAGATGAAGAAATAGTAGAAGAAGATGGAAAAACTACCACTAGGAAGAAAAAGAAACCAAAATTAAAAGGTTACAGTGATGAGTTTAAAGAGGGTGGATTTGCACAGGAGAGTTTTGAAGAAGCACCAAAGAAGAAAAAGAAGAAGAAGAAGCAACCATTATTATCTAACTCACGAGAAGCAATGAATGATGAGTGGTTTCCAGAAAGGAAGTCAATAGTACAAAAAAAAGAAGATTGGGATAAAGAAGAAAAAGAATGGGAGCAGATAGGAAATACTAATAAATTTAGAAAAAGAAGAAAGAAGAAACTACAAGATGTTGACTTTGATGAGTCTGATGCATTCGGTATAGATAAATTAAAATCATTACAACTAGAAATAAAGGATGCATTAAAACCAGAAAAAAATCAAGGAGAGATGTCTACTGAAGAATTTGGAGGTAGAAGTGGAAGAAATCCAAAGACAGGTAGAGAGTTAAATGATTATCTGGAAAGTCAGCAACCATATGGGTTTGGTAAACTGGGTAAAAAAGAACCACAAACAAGTAGAGGACAGGCTGATGATGCTACACAGGAGAGGGCTATGAATTATTATTCTGCTAAAGATCCTAGATCAGGAAGAGATTCTGCATTAAAAAAACCAGCTAGAGAAGCTGGAGAAAATACAGTTAGAGGAGATGCTAGAATAGATCAGCACGAACCAAAATCACATGAAACTGCAAGTAGTGGTAATGATTGGAAAAGTAGTAATAGAGTAGGTAGAGAGATGTATGACCAAGAACCTATAAGTGAAATAAAAGAAGAGGATTATGATAAAGAAGGGAAATTATCACATCATAAGATAAGAGAGGTACCAAGAGGTGGAAAGGCACCAAGAGATTCACCAGAACCATTAGGAAGAAAGGCTCAGTTTACAGGTAATGAAAAATTAATGCGACAGATGGCAGGTTATCCTCCTTCATACTTTGAAGATACATATGATAAGGAAGAGGAAAGAAGAAGAGATACAAAACTACCAAAGACAGGTAAAAGACCAAAAGGAACAACAGGAAGAAAGAAATCATGGGAGAAATGGTTAGAAAATAAGAGCCTAGGAGCATTAGGTTGGGGTAAACTTGATAGAAAAACAGGTAAAAAAAAGAAACTAAGAAGAAGACAGCCAACATTAGATGATTTCCCAGAAGATAATGGAGATAAAAAAGATGAGACTTAAACCTATTAAGAAAGATGGTGGTGGGTATGGTAATTTAGACATGGCTAATCAACATGAAAGCGATAAAGAGACCCCAATAAGACATGGGAGACAGGGTAAGGATGAAAAAAGTGAAACTTATATAGGATTGCCTGCTAGAAATGGTAAGAAGATGACACTAAACAAAATACAGCATACTAAGGTTGGAGACGATATACATTTCTTTGTAAATGGTCAGGAAAATAGGGGTGTTGTGGTAAAAATGGGTGGAACCTATGTTTCAGTATTTAAAGAGGATGGTAACATACATGAAATACCAATTAATGAGACATTTTTCGTTAAAGATATACTAGTTAATAAGACTTGGGATGATATGACTGGAGAAGAGAGAACTGAATTACTTCAAAATGCTCATGCGTATAGTCCAAGATTCCTAGCAAAGAACTGGGATGACTTACCAAGAGAATTAAAGACAGTTTTAAGTGAGAAGGCAACAGGCATGGAACAGAATCATGCTAAAGATAATTTAGAAGTAGAAGATGCAAATCATGCACAGACAGGATATGCACAAACACAACAGAATACTCTGGGTAAGGTAGCACCAGCAGTTGGACTCGGAGCAGCAGTTGGAGCAGGACTTGGTAGAGCAGTTGGTGGATATGCAGGTAAAAAAATAGGAGAGAAAGTAGCAGAACATAGATCAGATAAAAATCCAACCAGAGGAAGACGTAAGAAAGATTTGTTTGGTGTAGATAAAGATGCTATAGATTCAAAAGATAATGAAAATACTCCATCCAAAACACAAGATGGACTTGGATTAGATGCTGTAATACCAGTTGAGGGTGCACGTCAATCAAGTCAAGGACAATCTCATGATGTAAGAATACCTTATGAGGATCTAGATGAAGGAGGTAGTAAATACAATCAAGCAACTAGTTGGGGAGGTGGAACACCTGACACACTTAATGCACGACCAAAACTGGAAGATGCAAGATTTAGAGGTAGTGATGGAGATTATGAAAAAGACAGGTCTCCTGCAAAAAGGAAAAGTATAGATGGAACATTAAAAGCAATATTACAATTAAAGTCAGATGTAGAAGCTGGCAAGTATGGTAACGTAGGTAACACAGCAGAGGTAGGAGTAAGTACTGATACACCATTAGATGTCTCAGAAGAATCAGGCTATGAAGAAAGACCACATATATCATTAGAAGAAGTAGGTCAACTACCAAGAGCAGATGCAAAAGAACATCATGCTAACGAAGTAAAAGAGACAGGTAAGAAACAAAAGATAGAACCACATGAAGTTAAACAAGATAAAAAGAAAGGAGAAGATGGTCAGACAGGTGCAATAAATACAAGTGAGGGGGGTGCTTTCAACCCAGTTTACAATGCTTATGATACACCAATAACACCAGAAGAAACCAAGACAGGTAGAAAGATAGCAGGCAGAGATCAAATTAAGAAAGGAATACCAATATACAATGTTAATAGTTGGGGTATAAGATATGTTACTAAAGAAGATGAAAAGAAAGATGAGTAAGATGTCTCTGTTATCAAAAAAAAAGAACCTGTAAAAGAAAAGGAAGAAAAACCTAAGGAAGAAAAACCTGAACCTATAAAAGATAAAAAAATACAAGATGCTATAAGAAGACTTAGGACATGGGATTCAGGTAGGAATGAACCTAAACTAAATCCAAAGCAATTACCAAAGACAGGATTAGAAACACCACCAGAAACACCTCGTATTGATGAAAGTACTGGTAAACCCTCAAGAGCAACACCTCAATTAAATGAACAAGGTAAAATAATAAATACTAAACCAACGTCAGAAGTTGTTCCACCTACAAAACCTGAGGGATATGAGGAACCTAAGGATATTGCAGAAGTACCTGAAGAAAAAATGGAAGAAATTTTGGGAACAGGTATGGACTTTAAGGCTTTATATGATGAAGAGATAGACAATGCAAAAGAAGAGGGTAGACCTGTAAACTTTCAAGCAGTTAATCCAGAAGAATTCTTACAACATATACAGTCTATACCATCAGATAGACCATCAAATGATTATTTCATAATGCATCTTGAATCACAAGTTACTAACTATATGTCGATGCAGGGAACAAAACTTCACGAGGGATATTTACCAGATGATATAACAAAGTTTCTTGGTTTTGATAATATACCAAAACATGAAGTTGTTTTTTCAGCACTGCATGGTGCAACGCCTGATTCAATAGGATCAGATTCACATATTAAATATTACCAAAACTTACCACTAACACCACATGAACAAATAGGAAAGGGATTAATGGATAGAAATGAACCTATAACCATGGGGGATTTAACAAACAGTGGAAAAGTTTCAGAGGGAGAATATCTTATTGGTTTTGAAACTTATAATTATTTTGAGCCTTGGGAATCAACCAAATTAATAAGAAATATTTATGGTGTGCTTGGAAGAGACTACCAAGAATTAAAACCATTCTTACATCCACCAGAAGGTAAGGATATGATGGGTAGATATACTTGGGCTATAGACATACCAATACTACCTTATTATAAGGTTGAGGGAGAATCAATAGAAGCAAAAGAGAAGCCAAGAAGAACAGAAGAAGAAGTAGCAGAAGAAAACAAACCTCATAAAGTAGGTACTACATCTAGAGCAACCATAATTAGTTTAGGAGGGTCACTTGATAGAAAGGATGATGAAAGAACACTTGACCCTAACAAACCTTTTCCTACATTTAGATCTCCAAAACCACGAGAACGAGATTATGGTGGTAATAAACTTATTTCTGGCAGAGGAAATATTGGTGGATTTCTAGAAAAAGATCTACATGATCATAAAGTAAGATTTGTTAATATGAATGCAGAGAGATTTGTGACTTTAGCTGGCGTAGATAGAAAATACCTAGATGAAAAAATGATTAATCATTGGAAAAAAAAGATAGCAGATGGACAATCATATATGCCATTATTGTCTATGCAATATGATCCAATAACAAATCAAGTTCAACATTCATACTTTGATAAAGTAGAAATGGCAATAGCAGCTATTGAAATGGGAATTGAGAATGTACCAGTTGTTGTTCAATATCAACAAACAACTTCCGATTATGGACAAAGACAGTTTGTTGAAGATAGAAATCACCCTGAAGGCTGGACTCAAAATAGAAAGGGATTACCATATGACACAGATGATGTTGCCTACTATCCAGAAGTATACCAACAATTTATGGGTAAAGGCTGGCAGGAAGGAACTAAAGAACAAAGAGATAAAGTAGGAGGAGAGAAGTTTTGGAGAGCTAATGATGATAGATCTAGAATGAGTGAGAAAGAAGAGGAAAACGCAAAGGAGATATTTTTTCTTAAAAGTACACAGAAAGCAGCAGGATACGCACATTCTATTGCACTTGAACATGGTGGTTTTCAGATTGCAAGTGTAATGTCTATTTGGGATAATGGTGGAAGTAAATTTCCACAAGATGGAATAGTAATGGATCAACGAAAAAGAAAAACTAAAAAAAACACATTTACAGAGGAAGATGTGAATGTATTAATGGAGAAGTTTAATTCAGTAGAGCATAAAGGAGAGTTTGACAGAGCACTTGATAAATTTTACAAGATGTTAAATCTAAATCCTACACTAAAAGAAGAATTTGAGAAAGCAGATAGGGTTTTTGAAGATCAGCATAATCGTACTCACAGTCAACTTTACCATGGTGGTATAAGGAAGCTTCATAGAGGAACAACCCTGCAAGATGGGGCAAATATTATGGGAGATGAGGGTGGAGAATATGGAGATGAGCCACGAATCAGAAAAACAATTAAAGCAGGGAGAGGAGGAAGAGCAGTATTTGATTATATATCCACAACTATATCTCCTGATATAGCTATGAATGATCATATGCCATTTGATGGTCTTGTCTGCTTTGAATTTGGAGTAGACCAACTACAACAAAATGCGAGGAGAGAGCATACAGGAATATGGGATGACAAATTATACAATAAACAAAAGGAAGAAGTGAAACAAGCAATAAAGGAGTGGGAGAAAAAGAATCCTGACAAACTTGAAGAAAGAGGAAGTGGAAAAATGGAGATGCCTTTCGGTCTTCAACTTGATCTTGAGCGTAAAATGTTCCCACATATAGGCGAAAGAGATAGAGCTACAAAACCATCAAGAAAAAAGTATAAAGGTGGATCATTAAGACCAGTGAGATATACTGTATACCCCACACCCATGTTGGGAGAAAATCCTGAAGAAAAGCTTTGGGGCATGGAAAAAATAGATACAGATATGCCTGCCAATATGGCTAAGGAGATGGAAGTAAGGCTTCCAATAGGAATGTCTGCTAAAAATGCAGTGGAGGGTGTTATAATTAATCTCGGTGCAATAGGAAATCTTAAGGAACTTCTTACAGTTCTTGGAAAATGGCAGAAGAAAAATTATAGAAGACAGCACTTTCGTTTAAGTGGACAGGAAGAAACTATGACTGAACAGGAAATTAGTGATTGGGAGAATAGGAAAGTACTCCCCATAGGAAGAAAGCCAAGAAGTAGGTGGCTAAAACGTCTAGTAGGACATTACAATCCAAAAACTGGTGTGAAAGAACATTGGGAACCATATGCTAATCCTGCTGGCTTTGATAAGGAGTTAAATCTTCTTAAGGCTGAGAAACAACTTAACGGTTATATCGATGAAGAAGCATTAAAAAAGTTTTTGTTTGAAACAAAAGTAGTTGACCCTTTTATGGGTGATCCTCAATACGGACATACTAGAGGAGAATCTAATAAAGTTTCTTTGTGGAAAGCACTGGATGAAATTATAGGAAGATATTTGAATTTAGGTAAAGCCATGAGAAAAGAGACACATCCTGATAAATCATTTCCAATTCCCATAAGATACAAGCTCGGTAGATATTCATCTCCAGTTGGTAATGCAGTTAGAGGTTCAATGGAAGATGGATCAGAAGAAGTCGAATACAAAACTTTTAATGATCTATGGTCTAAGTATAGGAGGAATAAAAATGACCTATACTGAAAAGGAAAAAGTGATAAGGGATAGATTAAAAGGAATAGAGGATGAGCATGGTTATGCTTATTCTAGAAGAGCTATTCTTTATTGGGCTGACAACTACATATATGGTTTAAATCTGAATGAACTACAAAGATTGATATATGGAGATGCATTCATGGATGTTCAGGAGCAGATTAAAGAGAGAAAAATAAAAGCTATGACAAAAAACACATTAAGTGAACTTGAAGATCTAAACACTTAAATACTAAAACGATCGAAACACTTATATGAGGAAAGACGACACATTTTACTGCGTAGAGTGTGGTGCCACACTACCGTGGAGATACAAGGGTAGGCAGAGGATTTACTGTTCTCAAAATTGTCGCAAAAAGTACACAGAAAAGAAAAAAGATTAACATTTTGTTGGGTATGTTGAATTTGGTTTATCACTAGCCTGATTGCTAGCCTTATACGCTTCTAATAATTTATGGAATAGAACTGTATCGCTTTCATATAATTCTCCTGTCTTAGTTTTCTTTACAAACTTTGCAAACTTTCTAAATTCTTCCTTATCTTCCCACGTTATACAAATAGTAGTGTGGGTATTGGATTGTTTTCTTCGAGCCATAAGATACTCTAGAGACTGTCATATATAAATGTTTACTGTCTGAAAATATTGCATTTATGGGTACAGATTTCTAAATCTCCAACAGTATAATATCCCACTTTGACAGGTGGAGATACACTTCCACCGAACCCATCTTCTTTATAGATTTTTTCCAACATTTTTATGTCCACATAATTCGGCTTGGCTACCTCATCATCTGCTGGGTTAATAGAATAATACATGACAGATGCATTAATCCAAGGCTTGTCCTTAGCATAAATAGGATAATCTGTTATCTTATAATGCCCTAATCCTAAAGCATGACCAAATTCATGAGTCATAATATTCTGCAATGCCACAGTCTTAAATGGTTTTATTTGAATAGAACTAGTAACATAAGCCTGTTCTCCACCACCATTACTAACATCGTAATGATGAGTTACTTTCAAGTCATGTGTAAATAATATTATATGTGTATATTTATGGTATGACTTTGAGAAATCTATATATGTAAATCCAAGACTACTACTTTCCTCGTTTACATATTCAAATGAAACCAATATACTACACACAGGAAATTGTGATGCCTGTTTATACTTATGGTCTTCTATTGATATTGTTGTTACAAGAAAATCCCAATTACCATCAGGCGAATATTCTAATAATCCCTCACTCCATAAACTTATCGAAGTATAAATTGCATCAATTATCTCTTTTCCATTATCTGAATATAGTGGGTCTGGTTCAAATACACATACTACTGGATTATCTGCGTGTCTAATTCCTAAGGTCTTATATACATCTGCTTCAGCAAACAGTATCCCACTTGTGCATACTATTGATACCATTAATACTATTGATACTATTGATACTATTGATACCATATATACTTTTCATATTAATGCTTATTATATTTGACGAAAAATCACACAGATATATGCATTCCTACTCATGAAATTTGAAGATATATAAACGTCTTCATCATTGGGAATGAGGAATCTTATCCTACCATGAATGGGGTGGTACTCTGCATTACCTTCTATGAACTCATGCCAATAGTTAGATGAAACTGCGTTGGCAGGAATAATCATCATTATATTTATATTATTTTTTCTCCATTGCTCATAAGCTTTCTTGACAAACGCACCTGTTTTACTATGTGGTGGATTGCACCATGCATCCCATGACCAGTCAATGGCAAGAGCATTTCTAGACTCTCCAATATGTCTATCACATTGTGTGTTATTTGGATTGGCACACACATCAAGTTCTGGCTCAATATTATACTCTAAACAAAGACGTACATACAAACCCTGTGGTGTTTTATAATCATCAGATAAACTGGCTTCACTCCTTTTCTTTCGGTGCAACATGAAAGGTTTATATATGGCATAATATATAAGACTTTCATGGGTACAAAAATATCTGCAAAGTATGACGGAATGTGTAAACTGTGTGGAGAAGAGTGGAGAGTAAGCGATGAGATTTACTATCAGAAACAGCCGAAAGCTATATGTAGTGACTATGATTGCTTCCAAAAACAAAATGGAACTCTTGACACAATAAGACCACAAACAAAAAATTCATTCACATCATTCAGGGATCAAGTTATCGTAACAAAAGTTCCTGAAGCCACAGCGAGTGACAACGTAAAGAAAGTGGCTGATGTTTGGGATGAGTATATGGTAACTGCACATCATAGAACAAAGGATTTATATCCTGAACAAGATGTAAACACACACGTATTCGGTCAAATCAGATCCAAAATAATTGATCAGTTGTTATTTATAACACAGATTCTGAAAGAAAAATAAACATTTATATTAGGCAATAACTAATAATGTTCTATGAATAGACTATCATTTTCTATTTTAATATTTATTACCAGCCTAGTATTTTTTAGTTTTGTTAGCTTTGCTTTCGCAGAAGAGTATACAGTGGAGATAACTGATACAGGTTTTCATCCAACTAACTCTACAATTTACCACACTGACCACCTAAGGTTTGTGTCTAATAGTACTTCTGATTGGATTATAAATAGTGAACCACTCCTTGGTGGACAACACGTTATACGCAGTGAAGGAACCACATGGCTTGGATTTAATTCTGGTAATTATACTGTCACACTACATAAAAATTATGGAGATGATCTTGGTCTAACTCCATTCACTCTAGAAATAAAAGAACCACAACCAGAAGTGGTAGAGGTAATACCTACAAACTCAACTTCAACTGAGATTATTATAGTAGAGGAAGAAACACCCATAGTAGAGGAGACACCTACAGTAGAAAACCCACCTGAAAATACTTGTGGATTTACAGGCTGGCAACAAGAGGGAAATAGAAATGTAGCCTACAGGTGTGGAGAAGAAGTGGCTTCATATATTATTGAAAACCCAACAGATAATTTTGTTGGAGATAGAATGTCTGAACAAAACCAAACTTTAGATTTAAGATTACAAATTCTCAAAGTCCTCGAATCAATTTTCAGTATTCTGTTCGGATAAAAACCTATATATATTCCCTAATATAATACCTATCATGCACGTATCAAAAGTAACGGACATACAAGGCAGTTTTGAGCAATCAAAAGCACTAACTGCTGGAGAGAAAATCGTCATACAGGGATTCAGTGTCAAGGATGCTGAGTCAGTCGGTTCACAAGTTGCAGAAATAAAAACCACTGAGGGTTTACGTCACTCATTCGGAAAAGCAATCATCGGACAAGCAAAGTCAGATTATTGGAATGACATAGTAGAAAAGTGTGTTGATAAGGATGCTTCAGATGGACTTGATTGTTATGTCATCGAACGTGAAGCAGAGGGAACTGGCAGAATGATGTTGGCTCTATCTATGTTTCCACCAAGAGGACAATAACCCTATCTATTTTTTTTAAGAGGTATGATATGAAACTAGATCCTAATAGTTGGGAGTATAAAAAAAGAACAGAACGTATGCTAAGAACAAATAAATTATTTTGTAATGATTGCAAGAAAGATTACACTCTGGGCGAACCCTGCATTCACCACTGTAGTGACTCACCAGAACATAGAATAAGGTATAAAGAACTTCTGAAAAAACAAAGAAAATCAAAGGAAGTTGTGGCTACAAATACCCAGAAAGATTTATATTATCAAGGAGATATTAACTGATATGGCAAAAAGTTCAAAGAGTATTGTTGCGTGGACAGATGTTCATGATGGTGCTACTACAGCATTATGTTCAGCCGAGCCTTATAACTCTGAACTGGACACAATAATTAAATTAAATAGAACTCAAAAAACATTACGGAATGCATGGTTTGATTCAATAGATGACTTAGTACAAAAACCAGATTTGGTTGTAGTAAATGGAGAGCCTATTGACGGTGCAAATAAAAAGCAAGTAGGACAGCAAACATGGTCAACTAATTTGGAAGACCAAATGAATGACTTTATTAGATTAACTAAAGAAATACCTCATAAAGATATAATGTTTGTAAGAGGTTCTGGTTATCATACTACATTAGATGCTACTAACTTCGAAGAAGTATTAGCAAATAGATTAAACGCTGTAAAGTATAGAGCATATGGTGGACATGGTTCGACTGATGACTTTG